ACGCGCGGCCCGGGCGAACCCTACTTGCGCGCGGGTGGACTTCCTAGAAAGTCCTCCGGAAAGCTTCCGGCAAGCAGCCTACGTACAGACCACGCTAGCTTGGCCAGTGCTAGCGCTAGTGACTTTCCGGGAACAAGTAGTCACACCCAACTTGCGGCTAAACTAACTAGCTCTGGCGCCGCGGGCCAAGCAGGTGGAGATGGGTGGAATAGCTATGTCTGCCGCCAGAGGCGCGAACGCATGCGCGCTCACCCAACCCAAGCGCCGAATTGTCCGCTACTGATACGCTCAAGCACACACGGTGGTTCACCTCACCCGAAGTGTCAGCGCCGCGATTCCCACCTAAGTGGGCGCTAAGTCCGTGTGCTCACGCCAGCAGTCGGGTCCGGTGAGGGTTGACAGACAATCCTCGCCCCACCCACCAACCCCACTCGCCCACGCCCACGCCATGACGACGCTAGCCTCGCCTATGGTCCGTTGTAGACCAGCTTGTCGAGAAAGTCCTGCAAGTCAGAGGCGTTCTCCACGCCTGACAAGCACTCCCAGGAAGAACCAAACACCATGTCATCAAAAGACCTCTCAAGTCTGCGCTGTTCTTCCATCGGGACCCCAAAAGCGCGTTCAAAAGAAACGCGCGCCTCCAAGCTGACCTCCAACGCACTGTCCTCGGTTGCAAACCACGCCCCCAGAGCGAGAGCATCCCTATGCGGATGCTCACGGACCTTTCTCACAGGTCCCAAGGCTCTGATCGCGGAGGTGAAGAAGGCCTGCAAGATCGGAACTCCACGAGCTTGAGATAGCTCGCACATGGACACGCCCACCATCCACTCCCGCGCAAACACAGGTTCCCGAAGGTAAATGTGTGAGGAAAAAGCGCCGGATATCACCCGATGATGTTCGCGAACCATGGACCACCCGTGTTTATCTCCCAAAAACACGGGGGCCGAGCCACCGAATCTCACATCCTCCAACACGAAAGCAGGACGTTCGAGCAACACCTCGTGGCCACAGCTCTGTAGAATGGCGTCGGAAAAACCCCCCAACACGGGCTCCGACTCAGCGGCCTCCAAGAAGACCAGCACATTGTCACCATCCACAAGAACGTCGAATTTAGAAAGCGCGAAGGTTTTCAGAGCGGAAACGACCTCAACGAGAAAACACAAGGAATTCCCCATCCCCGTGTTGAAGTCGCCGCTCGCCCTACCACCATCGCGTCTAAACTTCGCCCCACAAGATGTCGTGCCACTAAGCTCCAACTGCTTGGACAAAAGAAACCCCAGCCTCCGGTCGCCGGGAAAAGCCGCAGCATAGACGGCGTGCTCTTTCGCCAAGGCAGCCGGACCCACGTGGGCCTCGAACGCCTTGCCATCTGCCTCGAAACACACGCACCTCGAAAAGGAATCGAACTTCCTCTTGATCAGGTTGGCGCGCTGCCTCTGGTTCAACCCCTTTGCAACGAGTCTCGAGCCGTCGAACCCTAGAACGGACCCCTTGAGCCTTCCCCACAGCCAATGCTCAAAAGGTTTCAACCGAGAAGCCACCTCCAGGTTATATCGAGGGGACCTGGG